GAAGTGCGTCCATACCTGTTGCGCCACAGCGCCGGTAGAAATTGAGCCGCCACCGCCGCCGCCAGTGTTGACCATACCGCCGCTATCACCGCCCAGACCTGTCTTGATGCTGCCCACCAGATCAGACACGACGCTGCTATCACCGCTGCCGCCGCTACCGCCACCGCCGCCCTTCTTGCCAAAGATCAGGTCTGCAATGCCACCCAGCAACCCACCGCCACTATCACCCCCGCCACCACCTGCGCCGCCCTGACCAAACAGCAGCGTGTTGATCAGGTCATCCAGCAGCCGGTCTAGTATCTTGTCCAAGGTGCGGTTGGCTGCGCCCACCATGGCCTCAACCAGCCGCTCACCCATGTCATCGCCGCCCTCAGTCAATACGTCAGCAAAGCTGCCCAAGAAGTCTTTGGCGGTGCCACGGGCAAACTCACGTATTTCCTGTTCACGGTTCTGGCTGCGTATCTCATCAGCAATGGGGTCATCCATGCCAATGCCGGTGCCGCGCAGCTTACGGGCTATGGCGGCCTCTTCAGCGCTCATGTTCATCACTGAGCGCTCAAAGGCCAAGTCTTCAATCAGCTTCTTGCGGGTTATTTCCTCATTCAGCAGTTTCCACGCCTCAACCTGTTGATGGATCAGGTCAAGTTCTGACTGCGCCACCTCAATGCCGCGCTCAGCCGCATCCTTTTTGAGCGCCAAGACCAGTTCATATTCTTTGCGCAGGGCTTGCTGCTCAGAGTTGGTCTTGCCAATCAGTTCAAGTTCAAGTTGGGATGATCTGATTAAATCTTCCAGCGCCTCATGCCGTGACCGCGTGGCATCAGCCATCTCCTTCTCAAGCTGGGCGGCGGTGCGCCTGCGCGCGTGGTCAACCTCTTGGTCAGTGTCAGCACCCTGCGGCTTGCCCGCCCCGGCCACGTCACCCGCCGCTGCAATGCGCTCAGCATTGGTGCGCGCGTTCATGGCGTTTATTTCCGCCTGAAAGCCAGCTTCTTTCATGCCCCGGTTGAAATCGGCCTGTATTTCTACCAAGTCACCATATGATGCCGCAAACTCCTTTACGCGGGCTATCATGGCTTCAAATTGCTTGGCTTGTTCAGTGCCGTGCTCGATGCCTCTTTTATGCATCTCCTCTTCAATAGCGGCTATTCTTTCAAAGGCGTCACGTTTTACCTTCTGTGCCTCAGCGCTATCACCTTGAATTTTGATCTCAAGCTGCTCCTTGGCAATGAGATCATTCATGGACTTCTGCTGGCCGTCAAAGAAATCACGCTTTTCACGCGCAATCCTTGCAATCTCTGTCTCAAGCTGAATATTGACCTTGGCGTTCTTCTGCTCAAGTTCGCCTAATTCTTTGGCCGCCTTTATGCGCTCATCATCAGTGCGGGCATCGGCCTGTGCAATCTTGGCCTTGTTCAGGGCGGCTGCATATTCCAGCATTTTCTCAACGGTGATGCCAGCCACAGCGTTGAGTTTGAAGAACTCTTCGGTGAGTTGCGCTATCTCTGCGGCAGCGGCCTTGGTTACGCCACCGCCTGTGTCACCGATCTTCTTGATCTTGCCCAGAAACTCATCTTCATCAATAGCAAACCCGCCCGCCTGTTTCTTGCGGAACTCTTCAAGCGGTTCTCTGAACGGCTCAAATCTTTCCTCATATTGATAGGGCTGATTTGGCATGAAGCTGGAACTTTCACTGCCAAAGACGCTGCTACCCATGGGGTTAGTCCATGTAGGCTTGCCCCACAGTATGTTGCCCGTCTCACGCGCCCGCTCTTGCGCAGCCTTTCTGGAAGCCTCTTCAGCAAACTGCATGGCGGTCAATGAAGGCCCGGTCAAGTCACCGGCATTGGCACCCGCTGCGCCATATGCCTTGGCCAGATCATTCACGCTCTTGGTGTGTTCCTTTATGATTTCATCAAGCGTCTTGACCTTTTCGCCGCTGCCGCTCAGCCACTGGTACATGGCCGCGCCCACGCCAACAATCAGCATGGGCAACAGCGTCATGGGGCTCAGCATGCCCATCAGGCCGGTGGCCATGCCCTTCAGGCCCGCACCAATGCCCCCGGCCCCGGCAAAGTTCATGGCCATCTGACTGCCCTGTTGCAGGGCAATCATGGCCGGGCTCATGCCCATGGCTGCGGTGACCGCGATGTCCTGAAACTGGTACATCATGTTGGTCTGCATCATGCGCTGGTTTTGATTGGCGGCCCCGCCGCCCTGCGGCCCGCCAGACGCCGCAGCCACCGCCGCCCGTTGCCGGGCCAGCGCAGCGGTCTGCTTGTCCATGGCTGCTGTCATCTCAGCAGTGCTGAGCGCGCCCAACTGGTTGGCCCGCGTTATCTCAGCCATAGCAGCGGCGTGCTGGGCCTCAGCTTGGGCCAGCGGCACGTACTTCATGCGCAGGGTGTCTAGTTCACGCCCCAGCTTCTCAATGCCGGGCATAGCCGCCTGCATCTTGCTGAAATCAAAGCCACCACCGCCCATGGTCTGGCGCTGCATGGCGTCCTGCATCTTCTGGCCGTACTCACTGGCCGCCGTGGCTTGCTGCTGAAGCTGCCGGGTGGTGGTCTCCGTCATCTTGGTGACGGCAGTTTCAACCTGCGCCGCAACCGGGATTACCGCCTTGAGGTTATCAAGCGACGCAGGTATGGTGCTGGTGTTGATGGTTACGCCAAGTTCAGCCATCAGGCGCGCTCCTCAGCACGTTGTCATTGTTGTTGGCAATAAACAGGGCGTCAAACAAGTCAGGCGTCATGCCCTGTTCTTCAACATCAATGATGTCGGGGTTATTACCCTCGTCTTTGCTCTTTTCACTGAGCGCACGCACGTAAGCTGTATCCATTTCCAACAATAGCTTCAGTTCTAGCTGCCCTAGCGTGCGCCGGGTCAGGCGGCCCCACGCCTCAATCTCTTGGTATTCAAGTGGTAGCGGCCCCGCAAAGCCGGGCCGCCGCGTCCAACACAACTCCAAGAAGTAGCCAAAGATGTGGTCAGCTAGTTCAGGAAATACCGGCCTGCGCCCGGCAACCCACTCCTCTATGGCGTACTTGCATCTGTATTCAAGGGCCCGAAAAAAGCTGAGCGTCTGCCCGCCTTTTCTGCCACTTGATCACGTATGAATGGAAAGCGGCTGTAGAGTTTGTACGCACTGTCTTCAGTCAACGCATAGATGCTGCCGTCAAGCTTGAACTCATTCCAGCTTAACGTGGCAAACGCCAGCCCACGCGTCTGCCGGTCAAACAATTCCTGCGGGCTCAGCGGGGTGGGGTCATCAGACGCCAGCCGTTCAGCAGCCATCTTCTCTATGGCCTTGCGCTGGCGCGTGCTGTCAGGCCCGGCCACCTTGATGGTGATGCCAAGCTTCTTGCCGTTGGGGTCGCGTATTTCAATTTCAACACCTGCCTCTTGCGCCTCTTGCAAGGCGTCATAGCTTGACAGGTCAAACCCAGACACATCGTTCACTACTACTTCTCCCTCAGATTTACCGCGCCTTCTCATGAGGGCGCGGTGGCCACAATATTGCTGTTGATCTCCACTGTAGCATTGAATGTCTGCACGGTGTTAGCCCCGCCGCCCACGCTCTGCGCCGTCATCACCAGACCGTACATCAGCCGGGTGCTGTTGACAGTGGTCACCTTGTCGTTCAGTTCAACCTTGAACGCGTAGCTGCTGTAGCTTTGACTGGCCGCCAGAAGCTTCTGTTGGCCGGGGTCGGTGCTGTCATTGGCAAACACGTTGGCCATGCTGCCAGCGTTCTTGGTGCCCTTCTGTTTCTTGGTGCGCCCCTCACCGATCAGGTCAGTATTGATCAACTGACTACTGTCACCAAAGGTGCCCATCTGGGTCCATTTCTTCACCTCAATCCATGAGACTGAGCCAAAGTCAGCCGCCACCGCGTCAATGGGCAGTTCAGCGAATGGGTTGGTGCTGACCCAGAACTTGCAACCAGCAACCGGGTAAAGTGCCATGGGGGGTCTACCTTTCTACGGCCCTTATGCCGCTGCAATAGAAACGATGTTGCTGTTGATCTCAACAGTGGCGTTCAGGGTCTGCACGGTATTGGCCCCGCCGCCTACTTGCTGCGCCGTCATCACCAGCCCGTAGAACTCCCTGATGCTGTTGTTGACCTGAGCCCCGGCCTTGTCATTCAACTCCACCTTGAAAGCGTAGTTGTTGTAGCTGGCCGCCGCCGCGATGACTTTGATCTGACCAGCATCAGTGCTGTCAAAGGCAAAGACGTTGGCCATTGACCCGGCATTCTTGGTGCCCTTCTGCTTCTTGGTGCGGCCTTCACCAATCAGATCAGTGGTGATCAGTTGTGAACTGTCACCAAAGGTGCCCATCTGGGTCCACTTCTTGACTTCGGTCCAGACCACGCCGGTAAAGTCTGCGCTGTCAACGTCATCTGGTTGTTCTGGGAATGCCGCATTGCTGATGTAGAGTTTGCAACCGGCAACTGGGTAAAGAGCCATGGTTTGGGTCCTTTCTTACCTATACTGCCACCGTCTCAAACGGCACAGTCACTGGCGTGCGCCAGCGGTCGCCGTCAACATAACCCCCGGCCACCCGTGGGCGCGCGGTGATGCGCACCTGAGTGCTGCCTGAGGCAAGCACCTGCCCGTGAAAGAACTGGGCAAGTGAACCACCAATTTCCTGCGGCTTGAACTCACCGCCGTTCAGCACGGTCATGATGCTGACGCCCAGAATGCCCATGTGCTTGTTTTCTTCAAAGCCATCAATGACCACCTGTTGCGGCGTGCCCGGTGAGAAAGTCACTACCACGTATTGCGCCGCCTTGGGCTGACCTTCAGGCGGATATTTGACGTTTGACCACACCACCGGCCAGTTGTTCACACCCTCAGACAGTTGCCATTCACTCAGGGCCTGCATGAGTGCTTCAAGTATCCTTGCCTCTGGGTACAGCGCCACCATCAGTGTGAATAGACCAGCGTTGCCGCTAGTCGCCTCTGGTTATTCTCCACTATTGTTGGCCATTGCTGCACGGCCAATTCCACAAAGTGCCTGCCCGGCTGGTTGTAGTTGCGGCCCAAGCTGTCAGTGCCGGTGAAGCCGTAATTCTGGCGCGCCGCATAGATAGCGACAAAGCCAAATGACATGCTCTTGCCCGGCACCCAACTGGCTATCAGGGCCTCAACCGCCGTGGCGTTGCCTATCTCTGGCGGCTGGCCATTGCCCTTCTTGGCGGGGTCCATGGGCGGTATGACGGTGCCCTCTACGCCCACCAAGCTGTTCTGCAAGAAGCTGGTGTCAACGGGCATGTTGCCACCACCGCTGACCGGCACCTTCATCAGGCGCACCACCTCTTGCGTGCTTTCTTTGATGATGGCCTCAATGAACGCCTGCGTCTCAAGCACCCATGCTTCAATGCTGGCGGTGAAATCGCTGCTCATGGCGTCACCCCTGCTTTGCGCTGCATGCGCACGGCGGCACCAATGTAGTCGATCTTGTATTCTGCGTGGCAGCGGCAGTTGATCACATCTTCAGGGAACGCGCCATGCTCACGGTCACCGGGGTGCATCATCTTGGCACCCGTCTCAGGGCTGATGAACGGCAGCGCGTAGGGCCGCTTCTTGCCGTGCAGAATGTAGTGTGAACGGCGTTCCCGGCCGTCACGGTTGGTGCGCCATATCTTGGTCACGTCATCTTCATGCACCTTGCCAGCGGCAATCATCTGACGGATGGCCTCAGCCTGCCCCGCGTGCAGGCTCAGCAGCGTCTCAGTGCGGGCGATGTTCTCACCGCGCAGCTTCAGCAGGCTGTCTGAATATTTGCCCACCATCTTGGCCACGTCAGCCGCCAACAGCGGCTTGCCGCTGGCCAGCGCCCGGTGCACCTTGGCGTCAAAGCGCTTATCCCGCCTGATGCGCGTCAGGTAGTTGGCCAGCATGGCCGGGTCACCGCTCAGCAGTTCAATCTTGGCGTTGTGCACATACTTGGCAAAGCTGGGCGTCAGACCCACCGTACCGCCTTCTCTGCGGCCCGTGGTGGCAGATATGCGCCCCACTATGTCTAGGGCCGTTGTACGCGGCCCCTGACCCACTGCAATGCCATCTGAAAGGGTCTGGCGCACCGTCTGGCGCGCCGTGTTGCTCAAGCCCACCACCAGCTTGCTACTCTCAACCCGCAGCCACTCCTCAGCCGGGGGGCTCCGCACATTGAACCTGAAGATGACGCGGCTGCCTGTCATGGGGTTGATGGTGGCCCGCGCCGCCTCAGCGGTCAGCACGGCGGCGTACTTGTAGATGTCGCTCACCTCATCAGCCACCTGCGCAAAGATGGCCGGGTCTAGGTTCAGCACGCTCAGCGCATGCTCAATGTTGCCGGTGGCGATAGCCTTCTCAAGCGCCGCAATGGTGGTTTCATCACTGATGTCAGCAATAGCGTCAAGGAATGCTTGCTGCACCCTTGGCTCCATCTGGTCCAACAATTCTTGCAGTGATGTGGGGATTGCCATTCAACTCCCCAATATCAATTTGTAGACTATAATGATGCCCGCCTCAGGCACCCGTATCACCTTCTTGATGGTGGTTGGCTCACCGTCAATGTACAGCACATCCGTCATCTGCGGCACAATGCCTGCGGGCAGGCTGCGCGCGGGCAGGGTGGCCATGCGGTCAGTGGCCATCACCAGCGTGCCGTCAACAAAGCGGCGGTCCACATTACGCACCACGCCCACCACCGGGTATTGGGCAACCTCAGGCGGCGGCGGGTCCCACTCTGGCGGCGTGGCCGGTGGCTGCGTGCGCCGCTCAAGCGCAATGACGCCTTGCTGGTACTCGGTGATCAGGTCACCGGCAATGCCTACCATCTCTTGGTAGAATGCATCACTCATGTGCGCGCCAGCCACTTGGTCACGGTACGGCCACTGACAGCCCCGCCAAGCAGGCACGCCAGCATCTGGTCAATCTGGGTCACCACGGGCTGCTGTGACGCCACAGCGCCGCCCTGCGGGTCAGCGTAGGTCACTGAAACGGCCCCATCAACGCTGACGCTCTTCTTGATCTGTCCCTCAACCACGTCAGGGTGCAGGCCGCCCGGTGTGGTCAGTTCACGGCGGGTGGCCTCATAGGTAGCGTACTCAATTTCCATGGGCACCACGTCTGAGGGGACCGGGTAACCACGGCAATCAGTAACACCAGTACGAGGCCACCCTAGTTCCTGAGAATAGCCC